CGGCCACGGTGTTGATCGTCTGCCCCTGGCCGTACACGTACACCGGGACAGCCCAGTACACATTCGATGCGTAGGTCAGCTGGACCCCAGCGAACCCGGGGTCGAGCAGGAAGTTGTTGGCGTCCGCATCGAGCATCACGTAGGCCCCGCCCACCAGCGTCATCGGGAGGCAGAACGAAGCCTGCAGCGGCGACTTGGTGGGGGTGCCTGCAACACCGTGCGCCAGCCAGCCTGCCGTGCTGGAGGTGGGCGGGACGGTGGATGGGGAGCCCAGGAGGGATGAGGTCAGCGAGTCCGTGAAGATCTTGTAGATCTGGTCCGGGATTGCTGCTCGCCCGGTCGTGGACTCCTGCGAGGTGAACTCCTCCACAGCCACCTTGTCAACGGTGACTGCAGCGGTCGGGGCTGCGATGCCCAAGTCACGGGTTGCCGGGGACGCACCGCTGGCCTGATAGGTCTTCGGGGGGCTCCCTGCGGAGGTGTAGTACACCCGCTCGACTGCGGAGTCCTGGATCTGCCCCAGGACGTAGTCCGTGTCGGAGGCGGACGACAACCACGCACCGCTCGGGGGGCGGAAGACGGACATGGCACCGTTCGCCACGGCAGTGACGCTCGCACCCAAGCCCTTGGAGGGTCGGAAGTCCCCGAACCGCATGTCGAGGTTCTGGGCGATCTGTGCCGAGTCTGGAGACAGCGAGCGCGGGGCGATTGACGGGGTGATGCCCCCGAACAGGCTGATCTTCGCCATCTTAGAAGTCCTTCACGCGAACGATGAAGTTGGCTTCCTTGACGATGCCCGAGGAGGTCGTCAGCAGGACCGTGATCTCGTACGTCCCACCGGCCACACCACCCGACAGGACGATGCGGATGTTCGTCCCGGTGAGCGTGCTGCTCTGGATGGTGATGCCTGCCGTCGCGGAGGTGACTGCCGATGCGGCTGTGTCGGACCGGTTGACAAACCAGTCGGCGTAGCTCACATCGTAGTCAAGGATTTCGGTGGGCTGTTTGACGAACCGACCAAGTACTGTTGCCATGCTGGACCCTGCTTTCGTGTATTTACACGATTCTCGCAGGTAGGCTTTAAATCGGCATGTAGTCCGTGGGCACCGAGATCAATCTGCTGTCGGCCTGGACGGGCATCGAGCGGGTTTCCATCACCACGGACATCGAGCGGGTCTCGGTCGGGACGGTCATCGAGCGCATGTCCACCACCAAGTACACGGTCCCAGCATGGCCCCCGGTAGTGATGGAGAACGAGATCCCACTGCCCGCCGCCACAAGCGTGAGTGCTTCTGTGAGCGATGCGGTGAGGAAGTAGGTGGGCGTCCCGACCTTCCCGTCCGCCAGGAGCATGCTCTCAAGGGTGGCGACGAGCATGGAGGCGATTGCGCCCTGCCCCGCAGTCATCACCACAGCCTCAGCAGCCCCCGCAGCCAGGGCAGCTTGCGCCACCTGGGCATCCGCAGTCGCCAGGATCTCAGACCTGTCTGCCGTGGGGCCAGACACCCACACCGGGGCATCAGCGCTGGTGATGGACTCAGTCTGTGCGGCGAGCATCACCAGGACAGCAGCCCCAATCCCAGCCAGGGTCATCGATTCTGGGCAGGCGGCAACCCCCGCCAGGACGACCACGCTTCCATCCGCCAGGGTGATGGACTCAGTCTGTGCCGAGAAGAACTGCGCGACCGTGACAGCGGAGTCTGCTGCCGAGATGGACTCGGTCCGGGTATCAGCGAACAGCGCACCGCTGCTGTACACATCGACCATCGTCAAGGTCGCACCGTGATCAGCAAGCATCGCAGCAACAGCCAGGGCGGTATCGGTGAGGGTGAGCGACTCGTTCAGCGATGCCGTGAATGCGAACGGGCCAGAGCTGGCTGCAAGCAGGCCGACGAAGATCGGGCGGGAGATGGAGGCGAACAGCTTCCAAATCTCCTGCGGATTGGAAGACAGAAAGAGCGCCTGGGCATCGGTGAGCGAGCGGCCCCGACCAAAGCCCTGGAACCACATGCCCCCGTTCATTGCGTCGCTGGGGCGCAGCATCTGGTCGAAGCTGCCGAGGGTGCCAGGACTTGTTACCCCGTTCGCCTGGACACCATTGACATAGATCCGGTAGTCGGTGGCGGAGAGCACCTGGGCAACGATGCACACCGGCACGTTGACCGTCGTACCACCTGGGACCGCGAGGAGCAAGTCCTGCTGGGCGCCGAAGTTGAACCGCAGCGTCAGAGCTACTTGTGTGGCGTTCGCAAGGGCTACCCGGGCGATGTACCCGCCACCAGAATTTGTGAGATGTCCAAGTTGCCATCCCCCACCCGACGAAGCGAAGTACCCATAGCCCACCATGACGAATGGGAACCCCGAGACGGGGGTGATCGCAACCCCTGTCGCTGGGCCGCCACCAGTGTTCGTCAGCGCAATGCCACGGACACTGGGACTGCTGGAACTACCGGATGCGGGCGCGATGGTTTTCCCGCCAATCCAGTCCCGACCCGTTGGGTCACTACCAACCCAGGCAGAGTCGAGCACCCGCCCAAGCAGCGAGTTTCGCACGATCCCTGTGGCGTTCTGCGGCTGCGTCGTCCGCACCAGATCGAACGGGCCGCTCATCGGGCACCCCAGATGGTCTTATTGTTGGTGACGAACAGTTGCCAAGGGTTGGCCGTCAGCGACGCAAGCTCAATCGGCAGCAACGCCCTATCCCACAGCAATGCCAAATAGCATTCGGTCCCACTGCCATTACCCTGACCATTGCTTCCAACGATGACAGAGCGATGGTTCAATGGGCTTGGGTCATATTGATAGCCGGGGGAGACGTATGCCCCAGAATCCCACAGCGCACCGTCCAAGTACGTCCTGATGGTTGTCCCGTCTGCTGTTACGGCAACGGTGTGGATATACCCCGCAAGATTTGGCACCGACCCCAGCGCTCCGCTGTAGCTTCCAAAAGTTGCTATCGGCGCTTGCTGTGACCCTCCATGCAGCCCGACAGACCAGCCCGGAGTTCCCGATCCGTGACCGCGACAAAAGGTCACCCCTGCGTTTGTGGAGACAGGCTGGCGGGCGACCACCATTGCCGTCAGCACAGGAAGATCAAACCGAACTGCGGTGTCCGACGACGAGTTGGCGGGAATAGCAAACTCCGTGAAAGTAGCGCCGACAGTTGGGTCGGTAGCAATACCTGCCGGGCCAGGCTTTGTTGTTCTCTGAGTGGACAGCGCAAGACCAGAGGCGAAGTCAGTCGCATTGCCGGGGATGTAGGCAATCCGCAGCCCCTTTGCCAAAGGCGACGCCCAGTTGACTCTGCGGGCCCCCTGGGGCTGACCTACGCTTCTCCGTCCCATCGCAACTGGCCCCACAGCACCCAGCACCGGCCCAGTGGTCCCCAGCATGGCGGACTCGCGGATGCTGATGAGGTCGCGGGGGGCAGCGAGGTTGAAGAAGGTCGGGGACGTGAGCTGGCGGTACAGCCTCCATGGCTCCAGGTAGAAGCGCATGATTTCAAGTGCGGATGGCGCTCGCGTGAACAGTGCGATGTGCTCCATCAGGCCGGAATAGTGCCGACCCACATTGTTGTAGTCGTTCCCAAACACCATGGTGTTTGTCGGGGCGTTGAGTGTCGATGCAGTGAACAGCGCGTCAAGCAGACCGTTCACATAGACGCAGCACTTGGACGCGATTGAATCCCACACCAGATCAATGCAGTACTTCACCCCAACAGAGAGCGAGTACGTTCCGGTCCCGTCATAGTTGTTGGTGGTGTTTCCTGCGTAGTAGAGAGCGAGCTTTCCGGAGGCCTTGACGTACAAGTTGAGGTATTGCGACGAGGGCGGGTCGGTCCAGTACACCAGCGCAGCGTAGTCAGCCGGCAATGCTGATGGTGTGACCCACATCCTGATCCACGCCTGCCCTGATCCAGAGGAAAACAGGCGAGTAGGTACGCCGACATCAAACTGCCCGTTGAACGACAGTGCTTGCCCTGTGCGCGTTGTGACTGTGGTGACCGCTCCCTCGCTGACCACCGCATTCCCAAACGGCGTCCCTACTGCGTTGTACATTCCGTTGCCAGGGTAGGCTGCGATTGCGCAACCACCAAAGGCAGGGGTCGACCGATCAATCTTGGCCTCACCCTGCATCAGTGCAGTACGAACTCTCCGCAGGCTGACGAGCGGATTTGCCCCCCTGGTCACTGGGCGGCCTCAGTTGTAGTAGTTTTCGATGTACTCGCCGGAGTGGCCCGTACCCAGCGGAGCGCCGGTCTGGTTCACGAACACCAAGCCCCACTTGCGCGGGATGTAGCCCAGGACCGCGACGATGTCGGCCTCATCGCTGACCGACTGCGACGCGGTATGGCAGAGGGTGGACTTCAGGAACTTCAGGGCTGAGGTACCGAAGCCAGACAGCGTGATCGCACCCGCAGTGGCAGCGATCACTTCATTCGCACCCGCCTGGTAGCCAGGGCGGCTGTTGTCGTCGTCGGTGCCCCACACGTACACGTTCACCAGGGTGCTGGCGCTCGGGGTGATGGCACCCACGGCGATCACCCACTTGGCGGTGATGCTTGTAATGTTGCTGGTCAGACTGGTGGTCACAGCGTCCGTCTGCATTGCAGCGGTGGCGCTGTTCGCCAAGCTGGTCATGCCAGCGGGAAGGGTCAGTGCTGCAGGGTTGGTTTTGTTGTAGGCCATGGCTCAGGCTCCCAGTTCGACAGCAGCAGCGCATTCCTGCCACGACACCGTGGCGGGTTGCGAGGCGAGGCCCTTCAGGGCGACAGCCCCCTCGGCGATCTCAGGGTTCCCTGCGGCGATCAAGTCCAGCAGACCGCGCACGGAGGCGTCGCCCAGATCAAGTCCGGCGTCGGTTCGCAGCCAGTCATACCCGCAGCCCAGCGTCTCCAGGTAATAGATGTGGTCGAGGACCGGGACTTTCATCGCGTTCAGGACGCCGCTCAACCAGGCCGGCACGATGTCCGCGACAGCGGCATCCTTCAGGTCCGACAGCAGGCGGATGAACTTGGAGCCCACCACGGGACCGAGGGCTCCGCGCACCCCACGCTCAGAAATCAGGCGGGGTCGCAGCGATACCCGCCCATTGCTCACGGCGGCGGCGATCACATGGAAGTTGCCCTCAGCGATCTGCTCGGGCGTGCATTTGGCTTGGATTTCTTGGAAGAGGGTCATGTCATTTCACCGTTTGGGGCGTGGTCGAGGTGGAGCGCATCTCCGGGGCGAAGTTGAATCGCTCCAGCTCGTGCTCGTAGGCGTGCTTGCAGTGCTCGCTGATCTGCCAGATGAAGAGCACGTCGTAGACCCGCATCAACCAGCCGAAGGGCTTGGTGTCGCGGTTGAGCCGGTATGCGTGGGACGACATGGTCTCGTCCGCCCAGCCCCCGAACAGAGCGTTCACCACCTGATCCACCGCGCAGAACAGGTTGTGCCCGTACCATACGAGGTAGGCCCACACCGCGAGCAGGTAGGCTTTCATGGTCAAGCGCTCAGCGTGTAGGTGATCGTCAGGGTGTCCGACGGAGCCACGACCTTGTCTCCGCCAGTGAAGACACCAGCCGAGAACAGGATGCCTGCCGTGCTTGCGTTCGTGGCGACAGCACCAGTGCCCAGCACCAGGAAGCAGCCCTTCACGGTCCCGCCGGTTGTGGCGAAGGTGAACACCACGCCGGTCGAAGCCTTGGCACCAGCTGCAGCAGCACCCCAGGACACCGACGCGCGTGCGTTGGATGCGGGCGTGCTCCACAGGGGGAAGTTCGCGCCGTTCCCGGCCTCGGCCCAGCCGGTGTGCGATGCCATCGTGTCGGCAGCAAGCGCACCAGCCGCATACCCAACGGACGAGATCAGACCCATGAACGGGCCGACCTGGGTGAAGGCCGAGCCCTGGATGTACTTGTCCAGCAGGTCGTTCTTGCCCACCGTGGTGACGACGTTGGGGAACTCTTCCGTCCACAGCACCTCACCAGCAGCGTTGGTGAGGACGGCAGTGAACACACCGTGGACATCCATCTGCTCGGGCGAGATCTCGTTCTTGCCCACACCAGCAACCGACGAATCGGATGCGCTGATCTTTGCTTCGCTCATGCTTGTTCTCCAACAGCTTCGATCTGGGACTCGTGGAACCAGCGCTCCTGCGTGCCCTCGGGGGTCGCCCAGATGACGAGGTAGTTGAACTCCTGGGTGGTGGCGTCGTACTGAACGTCCTTCACATCACCCACGATCACCGGCACCACTTGCCGTACTTGTGCATTCAGCTTGTGTGCCATGCTGTTCTCAGTCTGCGGTTACCCGCGTTGGTTGGATGAGGCGACGCTTGTGGCGTCTGCCTGCTGCTTGAGGCCCATCGAGTTCTCGAAAGCCTTGCGGTAGAACACCGAGCGCTCAGCGTTGGCGATGAACTCGTTGTCCTTCCCGTATGCACGGTAGAGGACGTAGTCCAGAAGCACGTTTGCGTAGATGTCGTCCAGGCTGAGTGCCTGGGAGGTAGCGGTGATCGGGACCGGATGGGCCGAGTACACGATCTCTGCGAATGAGCTGCCCGCGCTCTGCGGGTAGATGTAGAAGGTCTTCGGTGCAGCCGGGTCGAACACGTAGTGCTGCGGTGCAGCTGCTGCGGTGGTGGAGTGCCAGGACGGGTTCTGGGAGTCCATCAGCCGACGCTCAACCTTGCGTGCTGGGATGCCTGGGGTGGCCCCACCCGCGCCCATGTGGCGGATGTACTCCATGAACAGAATCCCATCGGCTGGGATCGTCTGCTTCGTCCCGGCGACCAGGGGGGTGTTGACCACCTTGGTGTACGCACTCGGGCGGATGGTGACGACCTCTCGCTCACCATCGGTCAGCCAGCCACACCATTCCGGGTCCAGCCAGCGAATCCCGGCGATGTCCTGGGCAAGGATCTTTGCCTTGCCGATGATGGTGGAAGCGAGTGTGGTCATGTGTCCGTAGATTTTATGCGGGCTCGGATGGATTCAATCCCCATCTGTATTGCCCGCAGGCAAATCAGTTGGAGAGCAGGGACTGGCGCTTCTCGGTCGAGTTCTCGGTGTAGCGAGCACGACTCCAGCCGCCGCAACCGTTGCACTGGTAGCGGGTGTACTCGCCAGACTGAGTCCGAGCCACGCCACGCTTCTGCAGCTTCTTGGAGCCGCACTTCGGGCACTGGGTGGAGGTGTCCGAGTTGTAGGCAGCGACGTTCGGGTGGCCGATGATGTAGGGCAGCAGCTTGAGGTACACCCCCTCGGTGGCGGCGATGTCGCGGTTGTTGTACTTGCGCATTTCCTTCCAGGCGCGGGGGTTGTCTGCCAGGCACTCGGTCCACAGTTCGAACCCCGGGAACTCCTTGTGCTCGTCCTTGGGCGTGTCGGTGAGGATCTCGCTCAACCAAGCCAGACGGTTGCTGGTGAAGGCGGCGATCTTGCGTGCTTCAAGCATGGTGTCCACCACCTTGTAGGGCGACGGGGGCGGCAGGCCGAGTTCGATGAAGCGGGCGTTGATCTTCTTCACATCGAACTTCACCCCGTTCTGGGCAATGATGATGTCGGCTTCATCCAACACCAGCCAGAGCAGCTTCATCAGGTCCGCGTCGTCGCGCACCGCACCAGGACCATTCCCACCCGTGTTGGAGTGGTAGAGCTTGGCCTCCCCCAGCCACTTGTGCGAGAAGGCGATGACGCTCCAGTCCTGCACGATTTGGTTGAGCCCGACGAACTGCTTGAACAGCCCCCAGACGTATGCAAGGATGGGACTGGTTTCTATATCCAAAGTGCAAATGCGGGGCGAGCTATTCGGGTTCATACAGGTTGTGCTTTCTCATGTTTTCGACTGCGGGGATCACCGCGAGGTTGTTCCATACGTGCAGGCCGCTGACCTTTCTTCCACGAAGCGGAATGACATGATCTACATGCCAATCAATACCTGTGTGTATTGCTCGCAGGCGTGCCAAATCATGCGCCTCCAGTGACACGAGTTCCGTCAGCTCGGTGTCCCACTTTGGAGTTCGAAGACGCGCGGCTGCTTTGCGTGTCGCACGGTGCGCCCTTGCTTTGGATGGGTTTGCCTTGTTGCACGCGGACTTTCGTGCGGCGATTGCCGCCTTGTCAGCCTTCTTGTACGACTCGCGCTTCTGGGTCAGGACATGCGCTTTATTGTTTGCTGCCCACGCTCGCGCAGCGGCAAGACGAGTAGCCCTCTCCTGGGGTGATTCCTTGGCCCTCTTCGCTGCGGCGAATTCTCTCTCTGCCCTCCTCCTTGCCTCCAAGTTCTCGGCTCTGTAGGCTCGCTTGGCACTTGCGTCAGCAGCAACCTCTTCAGGAGTCCTGTTGGCACGCTTTATCTTCCTGGCGGAAGCCAGTCGTACACAATGCTTTTGCCTGTACTTTCGTTGGGATTCCTGCTGTTCGGCGGACATAGTCATCGGCGTATTCTACCAATCCGCCTACGTATTCAAAAGACTTTTCTTCCAGTACAACGTCCCCTGGGCACCCCAAGGATCGGCTGGCAGGTACATGCGGAACCCGCACGCGATGAGTGAGTTCGCGGAAGCTGGGTTGTCGAAGGTGCTGGTGATCACCCAATCCTTGCCAAGGGCTCTGGCGGCCCCCAGGCGGGCACGGATGAGCCTTTTCTGTACGCCCCTACCCCGAGCCTCCTCGGAGAGCCCACAGCGGACCAAGTACGAGGTCTTCGCGTGGCGGACTGAGTCCTGCATCCCGGCGAACCCGACAGCCTTCCCGTCCTGGCGGGCAACCCACCACATCCCAACGGAGTAGTCGGGCTGGAGGTCGTCTGGGAAGGTCTCCCGATGCAGCACCGGGAGGATCAGGCTCCCGCTGCTGATGCGGGAGATCGAGAGCGTCAAGCGACCCCCTTCACCTTTTCAACGGTGCGGGAGATCCCATACCCGGTCATCACCGTACCGAAGAGCAGGTACAGGCTGTCGGGGATCGCGCCCAACCATGCCTTGAACCCGACTGCGATGTGGAGGGCCACCTCCTGGTTGATCGCGGAGATGATGCCCATCGGGATGCCGAACAGCAGCAGGATGTAGACGACGTACAGGAACGACGGGCGGGCACGGGAGGTCCACGGGTCGGTGGAGTTGGCCTCTGCCAGGATCGCACTCATGGCGATCTCGATCTCCTTGAAGTTCCCGGCCTGCTGGGCCTTGTACATCTCCAGCTTGGCGGTTGCGGCGGCAGCGGGGTCCGGGATGAAGCGGTCGATTGCCTTCCCACACAAATCCATTGCAGCGGTCCAGGGGTCAAATGCCATGGCGATACTTTCCAGTTTGGAGCGAGGTGATGACTCGCAGGGCGCGTGCCGGGGTCTGCTTGGCCCACAGGCTGTGCTTCATCTCTTCACCGGTAGCTTGGAAGCTCCCGGCCTTCACCAGGGCGAGCGAGTTCTTGAACCCGAGCAGCCCATCGACACCCATCTGGAATGCCATGTTCAGCAGGGCGCACTGGCGGACTTCGTCCAGGTCGTCAAACCACGGCAGCTTGCTGCGCAGCTCGGCGGTCTTGGAGTCGATCCGATTACCCAGAAGGTACGCAGACTCTGCGGAGGTGATCCCACCGCCCCTCTTGCGCTTGTCGATCAGGATTCCCACCCCAATCGTCCAGAAGCCCATGTGGTCCTGATACGCAGTCAGCACCTCACCCTCGTCTTCACGAAGGTCAGCGACGAGGTGCTCGCTCATTTTGGGGGCGCTCTCTCAACCAGCCGGTCGATCTTCAACTCGATGCTGCCGAGCCGGTCGATCTTCGCTTCCAGGCTGCTCAGTCGTTCGCTGACCTTCTGCGATTCGATGGCAGTGATGCGGCGGGTGTTCTCGGTCCCGGTGGCCTTCACATCACCGATGAACATCATCATTCCGGCGAACTGCACCACCAAGGCTGCAAGTAGGGCAATCGGGACTTTCTTGTCCAGATGCCAGCTGTTGTCTTCCATGTTGGTCTCAAATGTGAACCGGAGTCACACGAGACTGCGAACGCATCGCACCTCGGCGTGCTTCCAGCATTGCTGCGTTGATGCCAACCTCGTACTGCACACCGTGCAGCTTTGAGAGAGCGGGGTTCGACCACGCTCCTGGCATTACATAGAGACGCATCAACGCACCATCAACAATCGACTCGACCCAGTCTTCGAAGAGTTGGTCTTCCACTTGGGTGTCGGAGCGCGAGGGACGGATCGCCACTCGCATGTTGATGGTGTACGCCTTGTCCGGTGTCGGGAACAGCGCGATCACGCCCGGGTCCGTCTGGACGAAGAACGAGGGGGTCGACGGGGTGTTGGTCTGGCCGGGGATGCTCGATGTGAACCCCCAGGCGACCATGTCGTCCTCTTCGGTTCCGGTGATCTCGTTGGTGTCGCACCAGACTCTCATCACTTCAGCGACGCCGGTGTCCAGGTCGTACTCGCGGACACCGGAGACGGTGGTGAATGGGTCTGCAGTCCGCTTCACCACAAGC